TGAACGAGCCCAGGAGGCACGCGCCGTAGGGCGGCAGCGGCTGCTCGCCGCACGGGTTGGTCGCGGCGATCGTCTCGCAGTACCAGAGGTTGTTCATCTGGTTGATGCGGTCGATGAAGAGCACGCCGGGCTCCGCCCAGTCCCAGGTGCTGCGCATCGTCAGCTCCCAGAGCTCGTGCGGGTCGACCTCGTTGTAGACCCTGCCGCCGAACTTGAGTGGGAATGCTCGGCCGGTCGCGAGGCAGTCCATGAACTCGTCAGTGATGGCCAGTGAGACGTTGAAGCCAGTCAGACGCAGCGTGTCCTGCAGCGCCATGACCAGCTGCATGCGGCGCGGGTCGTCGCCGGGAAGCTGGTCGACGTGCTCCCAGAGAGCCGCGAGGCTGCCGGTCGGCTGCTTGGCGTAGACGAAGTTCATGACGTCAGGGTGGTCGATGCGCATGACACCCATCTGCGCGCCGCGTCGGTTGCCGGCGGAGGACGTGGCCTTGCAGATCGCGTCCATGATAGGCATGAAGGCCAGGGGTCCGTCGGTCGTCGACTGCACGCCTCGGATCAGGTCGCCGCGAGGACGCAGCGTCGAGAAGTCGTAGCCGATGCCGCCGCCCATCCGCATCGTGGCAGCCGCCTCCTTGGCGATGTCCATGATGCTGCTGTCGCCGTGGACGAAGCTGTCCTGGATGGTGCCGGACACAAAGCAGTTGTACGGGGTGATGTGCTTCGGCGAGCCGATCGCGGCCTGCACCCGCCCGGCGGGCATGAAGCGCATGCTGAGAAGCGCGTCGCGGAATGCATGGTAGTGGGTGCTGTTGTCAGCGAGCCCAGCGGCGATGCGGTTCATCGCGGCCTCGAAGGTCTCGCCTGAACTGCGGTACTTCTCGGCGTGGACCTGCTCCGAGTGAGGGTGCTGGGGACCGTACAACGCGGTAACTCCTGGGCGAATGGGGTTGCATAGCTTGCCGAAACGGTTCCTCGTCGGCAATCTGTCAGTGGTCAGGAACTTGACTCGCTCGACCCCTCGACCAGTGGTTCGAGGAGGCGGGCAGCCTCGCGCAGTTGATCAAGGCACTCTCGGAGGAGCGTGGTCCTGAGACGCTTCTGGGCCAGCATCAGGGCCATGCTACCGACGGCTGGCGCCGCCTGCTCGAAGGACGCCTGGACAACTGCGCCGCTCATCGAAAGTCCCGCTCTGGCAGCTCGTGCCAGCCGTGGCCCCAGCGCAGGCCGATCCTGGCGCCGGACACCGTGAGGCCCTCTCGCGTCTCTGCCAGCCTGGGCGAGTGAAGGTTGGTGTCGTGGAACTGCGCCCTCACGAGCAGGAGGTTGCCCTCCACCTTCTGCACCAGCGCCACCTCGCCCTTCAGCTCGGGATGCTCCGCGCCTACGTAGATGCAGCGGCGGATCACAGCCGCACCACCGTCACGCGCTCCGCCGCGCGAGTGAGACCCGTGTAGAGCCAGCGCCAGCGGTTCTCGCCGAATGCTCCGGCCTCGTCGAAGAGGATCACGTCGTTCCACTGGCTGCCCTGGGCCTTGTGCACAGTCAGCGCGTAGCCATACGCGAACTCCTGGGCCTCCTTGCGCTCCCAGAACGGCAGCTTGTCCTCGACGCCCAGGAAGCCGTGGGTGTGGGCCTCGCACTCCAGCTCCTGGTTCCCGTCCACCGCCGCGACGCGCAGCAGCAGGCGGGTGCTCTCGACCTTCTCCGCCGAGACGCAGTCCCACAGCGCTCCGTTGAGCAGGCCGAGCTCGCTGTTGTTGCGCAGGCAGACCATGCGGTCGCCCGGCTCCGGCAGTGGGTTGCTCCGGCCCAGTAGTTCGCGGTTGCGTGTGTTGCAGGCGTGGCGAGTGCGGTTGCGGCCCACCAGCAGCTGGTCGACCTCCAGCGCGCGCTCGCTGCCCACTCGCTCCACGACGCTGCTTCCGCCGTAGTCGCCGAGCCGTAGGTTCTCATGGTTGCGAACCCGCGTGGCCATCGCGATGATCGGGTTGTCGCGCGCCTGCCGCTGGATGTCCGTGAGCATGATGTCCGGCTTGGCCTCGGTGAAGTAGCCGCCGCCCATGACTGGTGGCAGCTGCGCCGGGTCGCCGAGCACCAGCACCTTCGTGCCGAAGGACAGCAGGTCCGCGCCCATCGTCGCGTCCACCATCGAGCACTCGTCGATGACGACCAGCTTGGCGTTCTTGACGTCGCTCTCCTGGTTCAGCGAGAAGGACGGTCGCGCCGCGTTGCGGTGCTCCTCCTCGATGCGGCGTCGCAGGTCGAGGATGCGGGGTTGGTCGTTGATCCACTTGCCCAGGGCCTCGTCGCCAAGCCCAGCGGGGGCGGCCATGCGCATCTGCGCGCCGAGGGCCAGCAGCTCCGCCTCGAGCTCCTTCAGTCTGGTGGCGGCGCGGTCCTTGCTCGTGTAGATGAGGCTGTGGATGGTGCGAGCGCCGGTGCAGCCGCGCTGCTGGAGGACGTGCGCTGCCTTGCCGGTGTAGGCCGCGAACAGCGTCGTGCCACGCACGTCCGCCGCGAGGTGCTTGGCCATGGTCGTCTTGCCGGTACCGGCGTAGCCGAACAGGCGGAAGACCTGACTGGAGGGATCGTTGAGCCAGTCGCGGACCGCGACTAGCGCGGCGTCCTGCTGGGGCGTCCACTGCATCATGAGTTTCCCTTTCTGGGCGACGCGGACCTGCGCGCTAGTGTGGCCCAGCGCGCAGGTCCTGAAGCTAGGAGGGCTGGTCAGCCCTCCTAGCCGTTCAGTACGGCGCCTTGCCGGCCGGAGCCGCGCCTTCGCCGCTGTCGGCAGCGGTCTCGCGGCGCTCCTCCATCGGCTTCGCCACGCCGGACGTCACCAGGTCGCGGAAGGCGCGCGCCTCCTCCAGAAGACCACGGTGCGTGTTCGGGTTGATCAGCGACGCACCCCAGCTGTCGAGCAGCGGACGGAACTCGATGTTCGCGTAGGTACCCTTGGCGTTCTTATCCTTGAACGTCGTGAGGCGGATGCGGTTCGCGAACAGCGGAGGCTTGCCCTTCAGCATGTAGAGCGCCGTCGTCAGCTTGCGCAGCGGCGTGATCTTCGTGCTGGTGCAGGACAGGACGCAGAAGCCGGTGACCTCCTCGCCAGTGGAGTCGAGCGTCAGCGCGTAGAGGTAGTGCGTCTCAATGAGCTCGTTGCCGCTGGGGAGCATCATCGGGCCGATGCCGTCGCGCCGAGCGGACAGCGACCTGACAACGAGATCGTCGCCCGGCTGGTAGCGCGCCACCAGTCCGCCGCCCTTGCTGCGCGGCACCCACTCATTGTAGGTGAGATCCTTGTGGCATGGGATCAGGTGGATGAACTCGCCCGGCGCCCACACCTCGCCGGTCACCGAGTTGAACATGTCGCCAAGCTTGAGATCGCCCGCCTCGACCTGCGGAGAGTTGGACTGCATGACCTCGATGAACGGGATCGACAGGTCCTTCGAGGAAGTACCCTCGAAGCCGGCGCCGCTGTCGGAGCCGTAGTCGAAGGCCGCGACTGCCGTGCTCTGCACGGTAGTTGCGACCGCCTTGGTCGTCTCTTCCGCCTTGGGAGCGGTGCTGGTTGCGCTGCGCGCCATCGGGTAGTCCTCTGCTGTTGCTGCGGTCACTTTCCGGGCCACCGGAGCAAGGCCCTTGGTCAGCCGACCATCTCACCACTAAGCAGGTGACGCTAGGAGGTACCTTGCCGCGCGGTCGCGACGAAGGCAATCAGGGTTTGCGCTCGAGTTTCACCTTCGCGACGCGCTGGCGGAACACGCCGAACACGTCCAGCGGCACCTCGACGCCGCTCTCAAGACGTTCCCTCAGATACGCCACCAGCGTCTGGGGATGCACGCGGCGCTTGATGACGGCGCGCACCTTCTTCTTCCGCTGCTCAAGGTCGCGCTTGAACTTCTCGGCCCACTTCTCCTCGTCGCGGTCGAAGTCAATGACAAACTCGCGCTTGATGAGGTTGCCAGAGTTGTGCTCCTCGAGCCACGCGAACGCCTCCTCCTCGCGCGGCTTGGGGATGCTGCCGCGCAGCTGCTCGCGCACCTCGATCTTGGTGCCGTCGGCGAGCGTGAAGTCGCGCATGTTGGCGGTGTCCATGAGCCCAGGGAGCTCGTGCTCGGCGAGGTGGCGCAGCCGCACCTGGGCAGCCTTCAGCTCCTCCTCGAGCCGAGCCACCTCCGCCTCCTGCCGCTTCATGGCGATCGCCGTCTGGGTGATCGCGCCCATGAGGTTGTCACCTGGCGCGTCCTTGAACTCGCCGTAGTCGTGCGTCTCAGACATCTTCCATAGCCTTCTCAATTGCTGCCCAGGCTCGCTCGTGGCCGAACCACGTAAAGAGCTGCTCCACTGTTACAGTCAGGTCGTTCAGCTCGTAGCCGGTCGGCTCGTCCTCGACGAACACCTCCGTCGCCGTGGTGTCGCCGTAGGCGTGGCGCTCCTCGAAACGCTGACGCTCGAAGTGCACTACGAGACGATGCTCAAGCAGGTAGCTGCCGAACTCCCACTCTATGATCGAGCGGCCGACAAGTTTCTCTGGTGCTGCCACTGGTTTCCCTTTCTGTTTGGCGCGACTCCGTCATGCCGCGCCGGCATGCCGAAGGCAATGCTATTCCTGGGCGCGAAACAGGTCCTGAGCCTGCACCTCGGTGTAGCATTGCTTGGAGCCGCGCCACTGCAGCATGCGCACGTCGCCGTTGCCGTACTCAGCGGCGATCGCCACCGCCATGCCGATGAACACGGGACTGCCGATGAGCAGGATGTAGTCGCGCAGCGGGTCGTAGGCCTGCAGGATGCTGTGGCACCGCGTGACCAGCGCGTTCATGTCGATGAACGGATTGGCCGTTGGGTGGAAGATCTCGCAGAGCTCGCCGTAGCGGCGCGCGTCGCTGAGGTTGTACCCAGGGACCAGCCGGCCCAGCTTGTTGACCTTGTTCGGGTTGTGAACAAAGAAGACGGTCATCAGATCCACTCCATCAATTCGTCGCCCGTTATCTGGCTGGCCACGTCTAGCTTGTTGCGCAGGGAGCGGACCACGTGCTCGTCTACCCGGCTCTCCTCGGCGATCAGGTCGGTGTAGAGCACGCTGTCCCGCTGGCCGATGCGGTGCATGCGGTCCTCGCTCTGCAGCCGGTCGAGCAGGCGGAACGTGTTGTTGTAGTAGATCGCGCGCTTGCCCTGCACGAGCGTGATGCCCTCCTTGCCCTTCGCAGGATTGGCCACGAACCACTTGACGTCGCCCGCCTTGAACGCCGCCTTGGCGCGCTCGCCCTCGTCCTCGGTGACCCGGCCGTCGAAACGCGCCGCCTGGGTCGGCCCGCCGAGCGCGTCGATGATCAGGTCTATGTCCTTCGAGAACCTCGCCCACACGATGCCCTGGGTGTGGGTCTCCTCGGCCTCCTCGACGAAGGCGTCGAGCCGAGGGTTGCCGCCCTCCAACATGTGCAGCTCGGCGTGCTCGTCGTCGGTGTCGATGGGCACGTAGCCACAGCAGATCTGCTGCGCGCGGAGGATGCGCGTTATCGCCAGCTGCGCTGTGACGCGCTTGCCCTCTCCGAGCGTCGCGACGAAGTCCTTCTTGAGCTCGTCCATGAGCCGGCGCTGCTCGGTCGTCAGCTTGTAGTAGCGACGCGTGTAGACCTTCTCAGGCAGGTCGAGCACGTCCTTCTTGAGCACTCGATTAGAGATCTCCTGGAGGTAGCCGTGCAGCTCGTCCAGGTTGCGGTACTCGACCAGCTGGTCGTAGCCAGGGTCGTAGCCGCTCTGGGCCTTCACCTCGCTGGCGAGCAGCCACACCCCGAAGTGGCGCTTGAAGACGTGGAAGTTGGGGAACGCCGCGGCTTCCCAGAACGTCTCGTCGAGGAACTTGATCTGGCTGTAGATGTCGAACGGTCCCTGGCTGACCGGCGTTCCGGTGGCGATCCGACGGTACCTCGCGCGCTTCGCCACCGCCAGGGCGCGGATGGTGCGCTTGGCCCCTGGCGCCTTGATGTTGTGCGCCTCGTCGCCAGCGATCATGCAGGGACGGCTCTGCAGCATCCGGCGGAGCGTCGTGTTGCCGGCGTCGGTCATGATCGCGTCGTAGCTCATAAGAAGCCACGGGAAGCCACCGGGCTTCACCAGATCCTCCATGGCCCACTTGTGCTTCTTCGTGCCCGACTTGGCCGTGCTCCAGGCCTCGGCACGGAACACACCACGCAGCCGCTCGGGCAGGTGCGTGGGGAGCTCGTCGGTCAGCCAGTTGCGGTGCACCCCGTTGGAGGCGAGGACCACGACGCCCTGGATGTGCCCCTCCTCGAAGAGCTGGCAGGCGTTGTCGATGATGCTCTTGGTCTTGCCGGTGCCCTGCTCCCACAGCAGGCCGAACGCCGGCTCGTGGACGCGCGTGGCGAGGAAGTCGGCCTGGTGGGAGTATGGCGGCAGCGCCGGTACGTAGGTCATGGTGGGATCCCTTTCTTCCTCGGCACATGGCGCATCCCGCGCGCGTTGGCAATCACTGTTCACGTCGCGCTCGACCCTGGGCCCAGGGGACGCGGGTCGAGGGATGGGTCGAGTTGGTTGAGACCGTGGAAAACAGGACCTTCCCTCGACTCCCTCTACCTTCTTAACTAAAAGAGGAGGAGTATAGGAAACCAGGGCCTAGCTCGAGCGGAGCCGGAACCCTAGCAACCTGCAAAGCGGTCGAGGGCAGTCGAGTAGTCGAGTGTTCCCTGGGGAAACAACGACTTAGCTCCCTGGGCACGCTCGACCAACTCGAGTGCGGCCCTACGAAACGAGCTCGTAGTGCGGCCCGTCGAGGAAGTCCGGGCCTGGGTGCCTCCGAGCGTACGCCAGGACGGCCTCTTGCAAGCCCAGGGGCGTCCCCGGGAGCAGCTCCAGGCGCCGGTCCCACACCCCACCCCAGCGCAACGCTACGCCGAGCTGGCGCGCCGCCTTGTGCGCCGCAGCTGCGACCGGATAGATGAGCGGCCACTCCCAGCGCGGAGCTCCGTCGTGGTAGGGCACCAGGTCCACCGCGTGGCCCCAGCCGTCCGGCTGCGCGAGGTGCCGCGAGGCGAGGGTCTGCGACGCACCCCGCCGCACGAGCTCCGCCTGCTGGGCCGCGCTCCGCAGTCCATCGACCACTGAGAAGTCCTGCTCGGTCAGCTCGATTGCCCGATTGACCACCGCGACAAGCATGGGGTGGACACCCCGCAGCTTCGCGACGCTCCGCGCGCCGAGCTGGTAGGTCATTTGTTGATCAGCTCCTTGATGCCCAGCCAGAGCGCTGCCAGGAGCCCGGTGCTCACGACGCCGACAGCGGTGAGAATGCCCTTCCGCTGCACGTTTTCCATTGAGACCCGCCATTCGCGGAGGTGCTGGAAGTCCTTCTGCATCTCGATGGGGTCGGTCGTCGAGATGCCGATCGAGGTCAGCGTCTCCGCGACCGTTTCGCGGAGCAGCTTGCGCAGGTCGTCGACGCTCGGCCCGGCCTGCTGGGCCGCAGAGCGCGCCGCACGCTGCGCAATCTCAGTGAGCATCGCGCGCGTCTGGTCGTCGAATGACATGGCGGGTCCTCGGCCGGCGTCTTCCTGCCTCTCGGTATACCTCAGAAACGATTTGCGGGGCAATGGGTTGCGTCAGCTATCCCATTGCTGGCCCGCAATCATCAAGGGATGAACGGCTCGCGCGTCGTCACCAGCGCCATCGTCAGCGACGATAAGTCCACTGCGCCGAGAACCTTATCCACCGCGTCGCTGTCGAAGCGCAGGCTCCGCGTTTCCAGCGGACGCGCGCCGGACGCCACCAGCGCATCGGTAAGATAGAGGCCGACCCCGACCGTCACGGACCGGTCGGAGAAATCCAGCGTTGCGGACACGATCTTGAAAGCCGTCGCCTCCACGCCGGTGTCCATTCTGATTGGTGATGAAAGCTGCATGACCTGGCCCCTTCAGCCGATACGTCGCGGATAATCCGCGACCGTGGTGACAGTCCCCTGGATTACGGAGTTTGTCGAATTGGCGATGTTCTGATTGACCCCGAGGCCCGGCATGTACGCGTGCATTCTGCTGCCGAAAACCCGAGGTGGGGTGAAGCCTGCGTACAACGCTGCGGCATATGCTGCAACGTCTGCCGTAACCCCAGGGTGACTTGCACCAGCACATTCAGCCAGATAGCCAGTGTAGACGCCCCAAAACCCATCAGAGGAAGTACCGAAGTACTGTGAGGAACCATTTCCACCCCATGTTCCTGAGCTGACGCCCGATGCCTCCAACACACCGTCCAGGTACAGACTAGTAGTTGTTCCTGATCCGTAGTCGATGGCGAGCAAAACGTGGTGCCAGGCGCCATCAGTCAGGCCCGTTCGCGTGGACGCAAAACTTATACGCGCTGTAGTTCCCGACTTGCCGTTGAACTCCAGAATGCGCGTGGTGGTGCGGAAATAGATGTTCCACCCACTCGCTGAGCTGAGATTGCTGGATCGGGCGGCGAGGTTCATGTTGGAGGTTGATGCGCTGCTCTTGAACCAAAAGGTCACAAGCGTCGCGGTGGTGGCGCCGGTCCAAGCCTGAGTAACCGCACCGTTGGCTGCAGAGAATGCCACGACCTATTGCTCCACCATGACGACGCAGAGCAATTCCGCATCACCAGTCGCCGTGTCGTTCGCCACGTCGCGACGGATGCGCAAACGGAACAACTCGCCAGCCGCAAGGCTGTCCATGTCCGCGCCGTTGCTGATGTTCACAGAGGAGCGGAGGACTTGGCCCGACGTGCCTGGCACCGTCGCGGCGGTGATCGTCTGCGCGGTCGCGAAGCTGTCGCTGTCGATGTCCAGGCCGGACGTGTCAGTACGCTCAAACGCCACGTCCCATCCGATCGTGCCGGAGGTAGCGGATGATGCCGAGAAATAGGCGTAAACCGTCACGCCGCCGCCGCCATAGCTGAACGGCAGCACGCCAGAGAAGATGGCCGCCTCCTGCGTGCCCGTGTCGAATAAGAGTAGCGGGCGCTGGTTCCTCGTTGCCAACGCAGCCCAATTTGTCCCAGGCGCCTCGTTGTCGAACGGTCGCCACGTGATCTGCCAAGCGTCGCCGCCGCCACCGCCGCCCGTCTCGGCCGCCCATTGCGGGTTCGCTCCGGCGCCCTGCGTCTTCAGGACGTGCCCAGAGGTGCCAGGAGCGAGCGCCACCCAGTCGGTTCCGTTGTAGTAGAGGATCGTCCCCTGGGTCGTCGAGATCCCGTCGAGCAGCGTCTGGATGTTGCTGGAGGGCGGAGCCACCCAGGAGGGGTTGGCGCCCGCGCCGCCAGTCTGGAGGATGTGCCCCGACGTCCCTGGGCTTAGTGCCACCCAATCCGTGCCGTTGTAGTAGAGCAGCACGCCCTGCGTCGTCGAGATCCCGTCGAGCAGCGTCTGGATGCTGCCACCACTGCCAGCGCTGCCACCGATGATGGCCACCAGGCCGTTGGTCGTGCCGTCGGTCCAGACCAGCGCCGACTCCTCTGCCGCGATCGTGACCGTGGCGCTGCCGCGCACGAAGTCGACGTCGTCAGTGGTGCTGGCGTTGGACACCAGCATGATCCGCTCGACCGCAGGCACCGTGACCGTCCGGCCGGATGTAGCTGCGCCGGTCGCCCGTATGTGAGCGTTGCGCTGCCACTCGTCCGTCGTGACGGTCCCGTTGCCTGAGGCGACGCTAACGAGGAGCGTCTCCGTGACCGCGCTCGCAATGTCGAGGAGCGCTGCGTTCACGGTCGTCGATTTGTTGTTCTGCGTGGGCGCGACCAGGTCGAGCCCGAGGTTGCCGCTCATACTGTTGCTTCTCCTGGAAGTCCTCGCCCAACGGACGAACTCATCTGGTAGACCTTGACCACCACGGGGTCGCCAGGGGTCAGGCCGTCGCTCGTCTGGTTGGCAGCGGAGTAGGTTGTCGTCGGGCTGGTGAGCCCAGAGATCGTGCGGACCGTCGCGGTGTCGCTGGGATTGCGGATGTCCACCTCGTACGCTTCGGCCGTCTCGCTCAGAGGCACCGTGTCGCTGTAGTCTAGCCACTCACCGCCGATGCGCGTGCGCCGCACCCAATCGAGCGTCAGGTTGTTGCTGCCGTCCCGTGCACCAGTGATGTGGACCGGAGCGTAAGGCTGCTCCGCACGACCGGCGCTGGTGCGCGCCACCGTGTTGGCGTAGTCGATAGAGTCATAGAGGCCGAGGAAGCGGAAACTCTCCACGCTGCCCAGGGCGGACAGAGCGGAGGTGATCCTCAGGTCCACGCCGTCCAGCAGGATGAAAATGCTGCCGCGAGGGAAGGCTCCGGCGTTCTCCGTGCCACGCTGCCCGCGCAACAACCTCGAGAGCGTGAAGGTTCCGTCTCCGTTGTCCGTCGCGTTTACGTGGGCGATCATCTCGACCGCACCGTCAGACGACACAAGGACGCCAACGTTGGCCCCGTTGAGAGCCTCCAGGTCTGTGCAGGACTCAACCCGAACGGCGCCGGACTGCATGACCAGAGTGATTTCTGTCTCGTCGTCCCACGTGAAGTACGAGACGGGAGGAACTGGCACCTCCTCCGTCACCGAGCCCCACGCTACAAGCCCAGGGAGGACGTCCACGAAGCTGTAGGTGCCTCCGGCCGCTCGCCACGCCTCCGCTCCGTACCACGCGCTTCCGGCGTAGCTGCCGCCGAACAGGTAGGCGCGCAGGGAGAGGCCTCCAGTGTCGTCGGTGTCGGTGAGCAGAGGAAGGGCTGGTGCGAAGCCTCGCACCGCAGCGGAGGTGGGCAGCACGTCGTCCGGCCGCCCTGTGCCGCTGTCCGCCTCGGCCGTGAGCGCGTAGTCCGTCGGGTCCTCGACGACGCCTTCGAACTGGGTTTCCCAGTTGGCGCCCAGGACGGCGGACAGCAGGCGCAGCCGAACCGTGGAGCCGTCCCTCAGAGTGAGCGTCACGGGGTCGGTCGGCTCGAGGGCAAGGTGGCTCGAGGAGCCACGGAACACGAACTTGGTCCGCTCGCGCCACGCGGCGGTGACGTGCTGTTTCGCCATGGACTTGGCCTCGTCTCCGTCCATGACGATAGGCACGTCGACGGTGCTGTCCTCCTTGCTCACCATCGTCGCGGTCGGCGACTCCGGCCGCTGCCACTGCTGGGCGTTGTTCTCGTAGCCACGCTCGGGGTCGATGTAGCGAACCACCATCCGGCGCGGCAGCTCCGTATCCTGGGCCTCTGTAGACTTGACGACCGCCTCCTCGTCGGTGCGCACGAGCTCCTCGTAGGGGATCGTGTCGACGATCGCCCCACCGCGCTTGACGAACTTGATGACCCCATCGCTCTCTACGCTGTCGAAGTTGTAGCGCGCGGCCAGCGGCGTGATCCGGCTGCGACCAGTCATTGGACGAGCCAGCACGTACCCGTCGACGTAGTCGTCCTCGAGCTGAGTGACGTTGATTTCGCCTTCTGACAAACTGGCTTCGGAGCAGATCTGCGCGACCACCTCTGCTACAGTCGGGCTGCTTGGCTCGCTGCGGCCGATCAGCACGCGGCGGAAGCCAGCACCCCAGGTGTAGATCGCCTGCCGCTCGCTGTCGTAAGTCTGCGCCCCAGCCGAGAGGAACCCGGTCACGGTGCTGGTGCTGATTATCTCGCCGGTCGAAGTGTCGATCAGATAGCCGTAGCCGTTGCCCATGATGCCGTAGGTGCCGTTCACCAGGCGGTGTCCCGGCCGTCCGGCTTCCTCGTAAGCTGGCGCCGCAATGTTCCAGACCACCGCACCCGACGACGAGAACTTGATCAGCCTCGCCGGGCCGGTCGTCGCCAGCATTGTAACGATCACGCTGTCATCCAGCCCATCGTAAAGAATATTCCGGACGATGGGGCTGCCAGACGTGCCCAGATCCACGGTCTCGTAAGTGCCCAGCACCTGAGCCGTCACTCCGGTAGTCTTTCCGTCCTCTGCGCCACCCACCACGCCGTACGCTATGATGGTGGCTAACACTTTCGTGAGTACGAGCGTCGTGCCCGACGAGCCTGCACAATAGAGGTCCGTCTCGTCCAGTCGCTGCTCGCCCTCGCACCACAGAGCGTACTGCGGAACCGTGAAGACAGGAAAGGTGGCGGTGCCCCAGACGTATGCCATCTCATCACAGTCAATGCAATAGCTGCCCACTGAGGTAAAGAACGGTGCAATGATCAGGAAGCGCCGCACTTCGAGCTCACTGTAGACGCTGAAAGCCGTCGCTACTCTGTTCCATGCAGTCGTCACATGCGTCGTCGTAATGGTCAGCGAAGAACTGTAACTGCCAAACCGTGCGAGCTCAGCACCCGTATTTTTGTCGTACTTGACGATCGGTGAGCTGTTGCCACTGCCGACCACCAGCATGATGTAGTCGCCGACTTCGGCGAGCGCCCTGGAATAGTCGGCATCGGCGGTGCCCAGAGTGCGCGCTTCCATGGTGTCGATGTCTGTCTCGAGCAGAGACGCCACCCCACCCACATTTTGATACGTGTAGGCCTTGCGCCGCTGCCAGTCGATGGACTGGAGCAAGTCGTGGTCCGCCGAACCACCGCTCGCTGGGCCGTCCTGCACCGTGATCGTGCCGACTGTCAGCCCGGTCATGACCACCTCAGCAGAGACGCTGGGTATGCGGTTGCCGAACTGCTCCAGCGGAAGCAGCGTGAACCACGCGGTCACTTCGCCGCGATAGGGAACCGCCTCGTCGGTACCGACGGCTGCCTCGTAGGTGGGGTCGGGCATCTGTGTTTCGCTGCCCGTGTTCCAGCGCCAGTCCAGCCCAGGCACAACGAGATTTACGCTGCCACCTGTGGCGTCGTAAACGAGCTTGTCGTCCATCCACAGTCGGCGGATCATATCCGCTTCGCCCTTGCAGAACGAAATGCCGAACGACGCGTAATATTTGTAGGTCGTGTGGCGAGCACCACCGCCACCCTTGCCGCCAACGCGCCTCGAGTCGGCATCCTCGATGATGCCTGTTGACCATATGAGATTGCCCGCCAGCCGCATCGTCCCGTAGACGACGGGGATGCCCGCGCCGTAGGTGCTTGATTGCACTGCGAGATCGCCCAGGCGAGGGCCCTGGGTGTTCTGTCCCTTCGGAGGGAACAACAGCCCGCCGGCCAGACCGCCCAGGGCCCAGCCGATGGACGCACCCATCGGTCCGAAGAAGGACCCGATGATCGCTCCACCACCAGCGAAGGCGAGCTGAGCCATGCTCTAGGGCTCCTGCCAGCGGAACGCGCTGACTGGCCTGTAGGTGCCCCGCAGGTCCTCCCTGACGCCCTTCTCCGGCAGGTAGGCGTGGACCACCGCCGGCTGGCTGTAGAGCGGATGAACGGAGGCCAGTCCCACGTGAGATCCCCATCGCCCCGCGTTGAACACCAGCAGATCTCCCTCCTGGGCTGTGGAGAGGTTGACCTGAACGAGATGCTGCTCGATCTCCCTGCGCATCAGGTGCGAAGTTGGCCTCCTAGGATACGGTGCTGGGTCAGGCAGAGCAAGCCCAGAACGCGACGCGCTGAGCAGCACCAGGCCGATGCAGTCCAGGCCCGTCTCGGAGCGGCCGAGGTGTCTCCAGGGCACGCCCAGGAGCGCGCGAGCCTGCCTCAGCACCTCGGCGCCGATCATCGGATCGGCGTCTGGATGATGGTGGCCGCGCCTGGGATGTGTGGGTGGCCGCGGAAGTTGAGCTTGTTCAGGAAGTGATCTCGGCAGCGCGAGAGCCGCTTGGAGCAGCCGGGCTGGAGGCGCAGCTGGTCGCCGGCCGAGATCTCGAAGGGGAACGGCAGGAAAACGCGCATCGCGAAGGCTCCAGACGACCACTCGAGGATGTCTCGTGAGATACCGGCGTTAAGTCCAGTCTCAAAGGTAGCGACGCCGGCTCGGAAGTATTCATCATCCAGGGCGCCGACAGCGCCGTCGTCCACCAGGCTGAAGGTTTCCCGATCAGTCGCGGTGGAGATCTCAGCCGGCCGCGTCCACGCGGTGCGCGCCGTCCAGACGACGCCACCGTCCGTCGTCGTGTTGCCGACAGTGGTGTCGAAGGTCGGCGCGGTGCCGCCCGACGTGCCGGCGTCGGTGCACTCGTAGATGCGGCTCTCCTCCTGGTATGCGGCGGTCGCCCCAAGGTCGGTCGCCACGCGGACGAAGTCGCCCAGCACGTAGGGAGTGCTGGTCGCGTGCAGCGACGGAGCGATGGGGATCTTGCAGCGGGGTCCGCCCAAGTCTTCGCCGCACTCGGCCAGGTAGAGCTCGCCGATCGTCTGCTGCAGCCGCTGAGAAAGGCCCCGGATCTCGACGGTGAACGTGCCGTTGTCCTTCTGGGACACCTCGCCGAGGAAGCCAGTGAGCAGCGTCACGATGCCGCTGGCGACGTTGCTCCACTGCACGCCGAACATGCGGATGCGCGCGCCGTTCCACAGCCCCGCGCGCAGCTCGTGCTCGCTGATGCCGTCGTCGTCCACGAGCCCGATGATCGTCGTCTCGGTGACGGACATGTCGGACTCGCTGCTGACAGCATTGCGCTCGTGGCTGTAGGTGGACTGGTAGACGTGTCCGCTGACCGTCAGGTCTGCGTCGTGGTCGGTGCTGCGGTAGACCACTCCGTCGCGACGCGTCATCTCGACGCAGGTCGCGAGAGCGGTCTCCTCCTGGGCGATGTGCAGAAGCAGTCCGGCGGAAAGGGTGCGCATGTCAGAGGCCGATGCCGATGATTGGGATGCTCGGGACGGAGCCGGCGTCGAAGTGCTTGAGGTTGACGTCGAGCTTGTCTGTGTCGAAGCGAACAGGCACATCAAACTCGCACCGATAGGTGATGGCGACTCCGTTGGCTGGCGCCGAGTTCATCGTGATGACACCAGTATTGTAGTTGACGGAGAACAGCGCCGTCGGCACTCCACTCAGCAGCACAGTGACGCTGCCGGTAACCAGCTTCGTCAGCGTGCGGTCGAAGGTCGTGCCTCCGTCGTCCGTGTAGCGCTTGAACGCCTGGAATGTGGTCAGCGCTCCGGTGCCCGTGCCCAGGGTCTGCAGGGAGACCGTGTAGTCGGAGTAATCCTTGAACCGGAAGCCGCGCAGCCGGCCGCGCCGAGCGTAGAAGAAAGTCAGCACCGTCCGCAGGTCGGAGAGGCTCTGGATGCCGTAGCCAACATCCCACGACGGCTTGGACTGCGACCATACGGCGTTGCGCTTCTCGGAGCCGTTCGCCAGCCGAGAGACCTGCGTGAAGAACTCCGGCCCGCCCTGGGCACCCTGCTCGATGTCCTCGGGCAGCCGGATCTCGTCGAAGCTCATGCGTTCCTCCACAGCGAGCGCTGCGCCGACAGCTGACCACGCTTCTGGATCTGCTGCTGGGAGGCGCGGAAGGCGTTCGGGTCGTTGGCCATGATCTGGAAATTCTGCACCACGGTGTTCTGCTGCGTCGGCCCAGAGGAGGCCGACCGCTGCTGAGCTGGGGTCGTCACGTCGACGCGCTCCCCAGGAGATGCGCGGAACGACACCAGCTGGCTGTCGACGCCACCGTCCCCACCCACCATGAAGCTGCCGCCAGTGGCGAACGCCTTGGGCGCACCCATGCTGCCACCGCCGCTCATGCCGCCGATGATCGCCGGCGCCACGGTGCCGATCAGCTTGCCCCAGTCGAAGCTGCCGCCAGTCGCGGTACCGCCGGTTCCCGTCGCGCCGGACATCCCGCTGCCTGCACCCATGATCGCCTGGAGAGCATTGGCCATGAGCTGGTTCATCGCGATGCGAGTGCCGGTCGCATAGAGACTGTCGGCCAGCTTCTGCAGGTTGAACTCGCCCGTTCGGGTGAACTCGATCCACGCCTCGGTGGCCTCGTCAAGCGCGCCAACGATCGCGTCGCTGATCGACTTGCCCAGGTCGTTCGAACGCTCGGCGAGGCGAGCGAAGGCGTTGCTGATGCCACCAGTCATGCTGTTGTCGAGCGCCGTCGTGGTCACGCGCAGCCGCAACATCTCCTCGCCGTACTGCTGGGCGTTGATGCGGCCCTGCTGGTAGAGCGTGTTCAGGTCCTCGAGCCGCTCCTGCAGCTTCTCCTGCGGACCCACCAGATCGTCGTAGAGCTGGTTCTGGCGGTCCAGCAGCTCGTTCTCACGCGCCAGCTGGATGACCTGGGCTCGCTCCGCCTCGGTCAGCGAGCGCCGCAGCCGCTCCTCGAAGCGAAGCACCTCGGCCAGCGCCTTGCGCTCGTCGCGGTTGGCGCGGAGGATGCTGTTCTCGCCCTGCAGCTCAGCCAGGAGCTCGGCGAAGGTGACCTGCCGGCGACCCTTGCGCGCGTTGGCGTCGGCCGCTGGCGTCCGGTTGGTGCCAGTGCGCTCCAGGGCCGCGCGAGCAGCGGCGTCCTCACCGGCCTGCAGCCGCTCGCGCTCGCGACGCTGCTCTCCGATCGCGTTGGCCCGTGTCGCGACGCGGTCCACCAGCTCGGTGCCCGCTGCGAGGGCTCGCTCCACGAACTGTCCGACCGGCCTCGACTCGCCTATGCTGCGGATGCCCGCGTCGAAGCCCGCCGCGACCGACTCGCCAAGAGACTGTCCACCACGCGACGCGATCGTCTCCGCTCGGCCCAGCGATACCGGATCGAGCAGGGACCGGCCCGCCCAGGCGCCGATCGTGTTGATCCCGCTGATGATTGAGTTGATCGTCCGCTCGACCAGTTCGGTGATGCCGTTCAGCGCGCGGGCGAAGAGATCGTAGAGCGCGCCAGGCAGGTTGCTAAACGCCGCGACGATGGCGCGGTAGCAGCCCACGAACAGGGCGATGACGCTGTCCACGACGATGCCCGCGCCACGCAGCACGTCCTGGAAGTTGAGCTGAAGCCCAGAGAAGGCGGAGCCAACGCTGCCAGCGATGTTGCTGAAGGCGGAGCTGATGTACTCGGCGGCCTGCCGCGCTGGCTCGCCGAAGGCGTCCGTCCAGAATTTGCGCGACTCGCTGAAGATCGTCTTGATGGTCTCCCACGCGCTCTGCGCCTGCGCCTTGATCTCCTCCCAGGCGGCCTGCGACACCTCCTGCAGATTGGCCATGCCACCGGCCGTGACCATGATCTGGTCGGAGAAGGCGATCAGGTATGCGGTCGTCGCCAGGAGGACGGTGGCGAGCGCCGTGAACGGGTTGGCCAGAGCGGCCACCGCCAGCGCGCGCAGGCCGAGGATCAGCGCATTGATGCCCTTCCCCACCAGCACCGTGGCGATCACGATGCCGGCAGCGGCGGCTGAGCGAGCGAGAGTCTCGAGGTTGGTAGACACTGCGGTCAGCACCGTGACAAGGGCACGACTCGAGCCGGCCCAGGCGTCGAAGCGGCCGACCAGCGCCAGCACGTTGTTCTGCAGCACCTGGAACGCACCAGCGATCGTCGGGACGGAATTGGCGAAGTTGTTGGACACCTCCTCGCGCGCCTTCCTGAAGGCGTCGAGCACCTGCCGAGCAGTGATCTTGCCCTCCTCGCCCAGCTTGCGCAGCTGACCGCGAGTGACGCCCAGGCCTCGAGCGATGACGTCCGCCACGTTGGGCAGCTGCTCGAGGACGCTGTTCAGCTCATCACCACGCAGCGTTCCGGAGGCGAGGCCCTGCCCAAGCTGCACTATGGCGGCGTTAGCAGCGGAGGCGGAGGCTCCGGACGTTGCCACCAGCTGGTTCAGCGTCTCCGTGAACTGTATAGTCTCACGCTGCGAGATCCCCAGGTCCTTGACCGCCTGCCCGACGCGCGCGTAGATGTCGACGGTGCTCTCGAAGGACTGGCGCGTCCGGTTGGAGATCTCGAGCAGCTCCTGCATGACGACTCGAGTGCCGGCCATGCTGCCCGTGACCTGCCGCACGCGGCCAGACATGTTGGTGAACGTGTCAGCCAGGCGGATGAACTCGCGGGCGACGGCCACCGCGCCGACACCGGCCAGCGCGGCCTTCAGCGCGTCGATGCCGGAGGCGGCGCGCTTGCCTGCCTCGCCAACCTCTTCGATCTCACGCTTCACTACACGAGTGTTGCGTGCCTCGACCGAGATGATAATCCGTTCAGTTGCCACGGCCCAGCACCCTCGCTCGGTTGCGGACGTACTCCATAGCGGTCTGCACCGCCGTCTGCACGAAGCCGGCCGGCGCCTGCGCCGAGTAGCCGTCGTTCAGACGACCAATATACGGCAAGTTGTTGGTGATGAAAATGGTCTGCCCTTGGCCTCGTCCAGCCACCGCCGCTCGCCCCTGGTCCAGCGCAGCCTGGGCATTGGCCGCGCCGGTCGAGCCACCCTCGCCCTCGGAGTAGGCCGGGATCGCCTCGGTCTCGGCAGCGCCGACGCTGACCTGCCAGTTGGAGCGAGCTCGGCCGGTGTCGACTGGAGTCGTGAGGACCAGCTCTCGGTCGCACAGCAGCGCCGTCTCGCGCACGATGCGATCCACCCCGACTTCCACCTCGCGGACCCGACGGCGCATGCGCACTGAGAAGTCCCGAAGGCTCACTTCTTGCTCCTCGCGCTGGGCGCCGGCTTCTTGCCGTCTTGATACCTCAGGTACGCTCCGTCCATCTCACGAATGTGGTGGTGCAGGTCGTCGCGCTGCTCGCCTTGGAAGCCGTTGGCGTCGGCATAGCGGTCGGTGGCCGTCCACGGGATGCTGGCGAGCCCCATGCCCGCCGGCCGGCAGGTGTGGAGCTCGTCGAACGCCATCCAGTAGATCTCGAGGCCGACCGCCAGACGGGGTGCGTTGGCGATCTTGTCCGGCAGTGGCCTGCCGGCGCGGATGGCCTGTGTGACGATGGACTTCTCGATCGGTCCCTGCTCCAGCTGATAGAGCAGGAACGCAATCAGTTTCCCGCGTCGCCCTCTCGCAGCTCCTGGCGGAACAGCGTGTGCCTCGTGGCCTGCTCGCGGATGTCGGTGAACAGGTCCGGCAGCGCCTCGAAGGTGGTGATGACGTTCTCCCGAGAGAATGGGAGCACCCCGCCGTCCGGCGCGTCGATCCCGTCCACCCACTCGCCGTCGCGCTTCACCTCCCAGCGCTTCACCACCGTCTCGGCGAACACCTCTCGGAGCAGCCGGTTGCTGATGGTGTCGTCGAGCACGCCCAGGTCGATGGCGCGGCGATGGGGCTTCACCTTGGCGTCGAGCCGCAGCGCGTACGCCTTGTTCGCGCCGCCGGCTCGGGCGACTGTCACGCGGAAATCGCCGTAGTCCAGTATGATCCCCTGCTCCTCCATGCGCCTGTCGGTGCCGAAGGTGGCGTACATGCCAGTCATCAGTAGCTTCCCTTTCGTTGGCGCCGCTTACATCGCGGCAGTCGGCAGATAGTCGAAGAACACCATCAGCATGGTGTGGTTCAGGTTGGTGTCGATCTTCGCTGCGGTCGCGGCCTGGGAGTCGAGAGGCAGCGTGATCGGCTGGTCCTGCTGAACGTCGAGGCGGCCATCGCCCAGGGCGATCAGCGGGATGTCCACCGCGATGCCGGCGTTGTCCTTCGCGAGGACGAAGTCCAGCGTCACGTCGGAGTTGGCGCGGATCGCGGCGACCGCGCTGACCGTCGAGAAGTAGGCGGTGATGTCCGCGCTGACCATGAAGGTGCCGGCCGTCACGTCGAACGCGCCCAGGACCGACACAGCCTTGTTCGGTGACACGTTGTTGTTGACCGTGACGTTCATCTCTGTCAGGTAGGCGAACAGCGGCTCCGGCGCCTCGTCGCTCGAGCTCACCAGCGACATGCGGAGCCGGCTGAAGTCGGAGGACGTGTTGAAGGCGTCGCTGTCGAGCAGCGTCGGCCGGTTGCCGCTCTTCAGGCCAACCGAGTCATCAACCGTCTCGTGGTCGCACGCGACGAAGGTGCAGTCCATCATCACCTTGTTGGCCTGCGGGATCTTGATCGTCGCCTCGTTCCAGAGAGCGCCGGTCAGGTACTCCGCCTGCTCGTCGTTGGGCGACGCGATGACCGGCGCGCCGAGGCTGCGCTCCAGCTGGTAGGTGCGGCGCACGATGTCGGTGCCCGTCTCGTTCTTCAGCACCTTGCCGAAGAAGATCTGGATGGTCAGGCCAGAGCCGGTCTCGGTGGACATGTCCGCCTCGGACTTGTCCACGACGAGAGCGTTCGCGGCGACCGAGCGGACGCGCTTGAAGCCGTTGTTGGCTGCGGTGACAAACTTCAGCGCCGCCTCGTCACCACCGACGTAGATCCACTCACCGGGGATCAGGCCGAGGGTCGTGAAGTCCAGGGTCGTCGACGTGTAGGTCGCGAAGGAGCCAGTCGTCGTGACGTTGATGTCGCCCGAGGCGCACTGATAGCCGACCTCGACCACCTTCGAGGTGGCCGGCGCGTTGGTCTCGGCCGTGAGGGCTGGCGTCAGGGTCAGCGAGGTGTTGGAGGTGACCGTGGTCACTCGGCGCATGCCGTTGTTGCTCGTGACGCCCATGCCGCTCGTCTTGACCAGCGAGCCCACGGTGAAGCCAGTGGTGTCCGTGATCGCGATGGTCGACGTGGTGACCGCGCCGATGTCCTCGAACTCCGCCTTCGTCCGGTGGTCGGCGAAGAACAGACCCTGGAAC